TGAGTGGAGACGTCGCGTATGGGTCAATCAGAGCGACTGGGCAGTTGTACATATCCTTGGAATCAAGGTGGAGTTCTTCAGCGTACCGATCCAGCTTCTTGTAGCTAGCGACTTGGATCGCATGCCAGATTTGGCCAGAGTTAGGCCTCATCCCGTGAGCGTATCCTGCGGTATGGATGTGCCCTGCAGCGTAGATATCCGAATGCTCCCCGTCGAGCTGGGCCTTCTTCGCAGCGCCGTAGACTTCTGACCACATTGATTTACCAGGGAAGCCATGGACGGCGTGGATCTTCACATCCCTACCGTTCGGGAGGTTGAGCTGCAGACGAACCTTGTGGGCCTTGTGGACCGCCACGTTATTCGCCAGAAGGCCCCGGAGAATATCATGGCCCGAGTTCCAGCAGTCATGGTTCCCGGAAATATAGAAGAGCCAGTTGGTGCGGTTCAGGAATTCCTCGACGATAGCTTCAGCCTCAGCCGCGCTGGTACTCTGCTCACCATAGAGGTGAGCAAGTCCCCTCACCCAGCGATTTGACACGTCGCCAAGGTTGGACGCGAAGAGGCCCTCGTTGCGTCCGTCAAACAGGGACACATGCTCAAACAGCTCCTCCAGGTCGGTACCATCGTCGTCGACGTGCGGGTCGCCCATGAAACCGAGCCCGATAGGGCCATCAAGGTTGACCCTCACCGGGATGCGCTTTTCACGCTCGTATATCTCTTTCTTCGTGCGGAACTGGCGGATACGGCGGTCGATGAGTTCCTCGACATTGATCTCGCTGGCAAGTTTGCCCCCCGGGAGATCTACCTCGAAATCCGGCTGATAATCAGGGTCCTGCCAACGCTTCTTCATGCTCCGGATGCCCGACTCCGAAATGTCGTACCCGTTCTCGCGGAGGTAGCGAGCGGCCGGCCTGAAGCCCCCCATCTCGCTGATTGCAGTCTTGATGAGGTCTTCAGAGGGACGGTTCATTGGGTCAGGTTCCTATTATGGCACGGGCCTTCGCTTCTTTCCGAGCGAGAGCGGTTGAACAATTGTCGTAAAGGGCAGCCAGGACATCTCTAACCACCTTCAGCGATGAGACGCGGCAATTCCAAGCGGTTGACCGCTTGCAGGCGTAGACGCTGGGGCGCTTCCCGGTCAGGAAGAAGACGAAATCTGCGAACTGGTCACAGATGCTAAGGCTCCCCGTCAATCCGAGGGAATAGATGGCACGCCCTCGATTGGTGGTTTCACAAATGCATCCGTCTCCATCGACGATCCCGCGCCAGAAGTCGCGGTTCAACCGGAGGATTTCGGGAGCAGACGCGACAAGTGACTTACGCGGAACGACGCCCAGCGACTTCAAATCCCCTGCTATTTGTGGGCTGAAGATACGAAGCTCGACCACAGGTGTTGATCTCTTCGTCCCAGGCATTGTCGACGTGCGGGTTTCCTCATGAAAGGGGTAATCGGACTTGAGGAATGTGCGGAATTTCTCGAGGTGCTCGCGATCCTGTTCCGTCGTCGACAGGAAGATGTAATTTCGGTCGAAGACGCACCCATCCGCCATGAGCATGCCCACCCAATAGGCGCTGTCCTCAGTGAGCGTGGCGAATGACGTTTCGTCGAGCAGCCATTTACGGACCTTGTAAGGTGAGGTCCGGCCAGCTGCCTGCACGTACTTCCGGACGGTACGCCGGTGCAGCCCCAGCTGGTTCGCTGTGGCTTCAATCGAGAACCCCTCACTGTTGAGAGTGACGATCTTTTTGACGAGGTCGGGATTGATCGGAGCTACCATCAGGGTTTATATTCAATACTGTTAATATCAAACGAAAGAAAATGCCCGAAGGCCCGGTGTTCGCCGTACAAGATAGGAATGCGAGTCCCGATCGCAACCGTGTTCTTCGGAGCTCCCAGGTACTGGGAACGTTTCTGTTCCGTATCAGACTCCGGCTGCGGCGCCAGCAGTGAGGTCAAGCCGCCCAGCAGAGCCAGAGCGCCGACCTTCATCATCATGGAGCCGATGAGACTACCTGCGCCGAGCAGCAGGCCGACGCCGATCAACACGGCGCCCAGGAGGATCTGGAGAAGGCCACCCTTCTTGCCGCCGCTCATCTGCGGGACCAGGTGGATCTCCTCGACTTCGGGGCCGAGGTGAGTGTGCAGCGACTCTTCCGTGTCGTAGCCGGCCACCTTGATGCGGTGGCGTCCCTTGACCGGATCGGGCTCGAAGCCCTTCACCTGGCGCGTGACGCCCTCGACGATCTCGGCAACCGTGTCGCCGGTCATCAGGATCGGGCCGTCGTGGAATGCGGCGAGGTAGCCGTGGAGGATGACCTTACGCAACGAGAACATCCCCCGCTTCGACCACGTACTTCGTCACACCATCGTTGCCCACGATGTAGTGCTCGAGCTCGGGCCAGTTGAGAAACGACTGGTAGTCGCCGGCCGACAGGTTGGAGTCCTCGTCGGGGTGCGTGTGCCAGCTTGCTGCGGCGATGGGCGAATATTTGATCAGGTCGTCGCCACACATGTCGAAGCCCATCTCGGGCGTCTGGCAGATGTTGACGACCTCGACGATCTCGCCGGTCTTCAGCACAAAGCCGCAGCGCTCGTGCGGGCCCTCATACAGTTCCAGAAGTCGCGAGGTAATCATCCAGCTTCCTTTTGATGTTGGGGCTCACCAAGTCGAGCAGGCTGGCCGTCGACTGCGTCTGCTCGAGCGTGACGTCCTTGTGCCGCATGACGGCGACCGTGGTGTTGCGGAGGAGAGCCCGATACGACTCCACAGTGGACAGGCGCCCCCACAAGTGATGGAGCACCTGGCCGTTCTCGACGAGCACGCCGACATGGTTGGCGACCGCCGAATTGATGGCGCAGAGGATCACGTCCCCCGGCTGGTATTCAGACGGATGACAGTCCAGCAGATAGAAGCCGCACTGGCGGTAGCGGGCCATGTAGAGGTTGAGGTCGTGCTCCCAGAAGTCCTTCGGGCCCGCGTAGTTGGGCAGGTCGATGCCGAAGTTCGCGGCGTAGAAGCCGCGGATCAGATGGTAGCAGTTCTGGTTCTTGTAGCTGAACTCGAGGTTCAGCAGATGATCGTATTTGAAGATCACAGCGTCACCATCGGGAACTCAGGCGGCGTAAACTGACGCGCCGGGATCTGGAAGTTCGCACCCTCCGTCATGTTGCGGAGCTCAAGCGAAATGCTCTGGCCGGAGATCAGCTCGCGGACGCGGCCGACGCGCCACATGCGCTGGTCGAAGATGTTGACGTTGCCCGTCACATGCTTCCCGAGAACGCGCTGGCGCTTGACGATCGCGAGATCCAGCTGGCCCTTGACGGCGGCTGCGTTGAAGATGCCGAGCGGGTTCATGATCTGGAGGACCGGCCGGCTCTCTTCGCCATCGGCAGAGCGGTTGTCGCCGCTCATACGGGCAGCCATTCCTTCGTAGATGTTGCCGCGCCAGGTGACGGTGTCGTCGTTCTTGAAGCGGAAGACAACCGGGAGGTTCTTGAGGGTGATGGTGTAGAGATCGACGAGCGCCTCTGCAGTCAGTTTCTGAGCTTCCTCGAGATGACTGACTGGCGCGTTCGTCGTCATGGCTGTGTCAGCACCTCCAGCGTGAAGGGCTCGACAGTGCCCTGCCCGTTCTCAGCAACCTTGTATTCGAGCGGCTTCGAGAAGCGCACCGTGAGAGTGCCCTTGCCGGGGATGTTCAGGAGGAACTTCTCGTACATCTTGTGCGCGTTGTAGAACGCTTCCAGCTTCGCGATGTTGATTTTCGGCAACGTGGTGGTGACCACAGTGCCGGCTGAGTTCGTGAAGAACTTCATCGTTTTGAAGTGCAGGATATAGCTTACCTGATCAGGACCTTTTGGCTTGCTGGCAAATTCGTAGCCCCGACCAAACCGCACCTTGGTGGAGGACTCTGGATAGCGAGTCGTCCAGGTGAAGTACGGGAAATCAAACGTTTCCATACGGGGATAGATGGGTTCGAAGTGCTTGAGTTACAAGAGAGAATATATCTTGTATCTAAGGGCTTCAGCTTCTTAGACCCACCCCTCTCAAGCCAGGTGCGCCACTCGCGAGAAACGATCCGAACTACGTTGGTCTGGTTCCGGTTCCCCCTCACTTTCCGCTCTTCGACGGCGACTAGACCAAGGCGTTCAGCCAGCCGGATTGCCTTCTGAACCGTCGAGCGTCCCACCAAGGCGCGATCCGCGATTTCCGAGACCGATAGGTCACACATCCCCTGCCCTCCGTAGGCAATGACCGCGAGTGCGGCCAGTTCGCAGCGGGTGAAGAATGCAGCCAGGTGGCTAGGCATCGGCCCAGAGCTGGCCAGCTGGTTGCGCTTCAGGATTTCCTCGCGGGTTCTCTTCTTCTGCCGGCGGGGGCGCCTGGCGGGGAAGATGGACCGTCGTCTCTGCTCGATCTTCTCGTAGAGGTGTTGGCACTGATCGTCGGTAAGTGATCCGGCTGCCCAGTGCTGAGTGGCCAGTTTGTAGAGGGCGTCAAGGTTCGTCCGTTCCGTCCTAGTGACGGCCCGCTTCAGGTCTTCAAACATGAGTCATCCCCTTCCGAGAAGCGGCAACTTCTCGGTTGACAACTGATTCGATTTTTGGGATGCTCACCTTCGAACAAAGGGTGTGGTGAACATCCGGCTACCAAAAAGCTCTGGGGCGGCAACCCTGGGGCTTTTTTCGTTTTGGGCGATTTAGGTCACGACTCGGTTTCCTTTTCGTCAATTCGCTGTCATCATGACTTAGACATCGAGTCGTGACAAGACTGTAATTATCGCGTTGGTACTCCGTAATTACCGGAGAGGGTTCGAATGGTGAAGGCGAAAGACGCCACTCTGACAATCAAGCTCGAGCAAGAGCTCCGAGATGCGTTCGTGCAGGAGACAGAAATCGACGACCGGCCAGCCTCTCAGGTGGTCCGAGAGTTGATGCGCGCCTATATTGAGCGTCGTCGTCGCGAGCGTTCTGGGAAAGACGCCACTGGCGGTTCCGAAGCGGGCCACTACGCAAGCGTCTGAAGCACCAGTCTCGAGGTATCATGAGAATTCGCACCCTTCTTCTGTCGGCCCTGCTCGGCACGCTTCTTCCTGTTGGCTCTGCTGGTGCCACAACCTATGACGAACTGATGGATTGCGTGAACACGGCGATCGTGCAGCGAGCTTCCTCAAAGGAATGCCCTACCATCCCGCGTATACGTCGCGAGATATTCGACAGCCTGTGTCGGCCGCAGATCGAAGGCTACCTCCAGACGGAACGGGACAAAGGCCAGAATGAAGAATGGATCGGCTTCATGAAGGAGTCGATGAACGAGTACATCACCGACGCGATTGATAGATCTGCTCCTGCCATCCAGAAACGCGCCTTCTGCGACTAGATCGCTCCCATCTGAACCTGCTGGATCAGCTGCTTGATCGAGCCGCGGTTCTGGATGTTCTGGGTCACGGTGGCGATGATGTCGTTCGGTCCC